ATAGCATTAGCAAAGATAAGCGGTGAAAACCATTGGACAAAAAACAATGCTCACTTAAAAACCTGTGAGCATTGTAGTATTGCCAATATATCCAAATCGAACTACACCCGCTGGCACGGTCCCAAATGTAAGTCTATTACATTGTAGGACCGTTCCCGGACTTGAAGCCAACGGTGCCACCTTGTTCCGTAATCCTCTTTAAGGCATCCTCAAAAAGGATAGGAGCGAAGTCTGTGGCTTCAACACAGGCACACCAGTATCTTGGATCAATCTCATCGCTGTATAAGATTTCACCAGTTCGGGCATCAACACCTCTCGCCTTCATAACTCTGTTGGCGTGTAAGTGTCCGTGTATATTACAACCAAATCTACCAAGACTTGCTTCGTGAACAGGAATATGACTTAAAATAAGTCCATTCATCACATGATAGGCCCGTAATTCACGAAAGTACTGTCTATACTCAACGTCAGGAAAGATGTCGTGGTTGCCACGAATCAACACCTTGTCGCCGTTCAAGCGAGCCAAAGTACTCAACGCCTTTCGGTTAATAACAACGTCACCTAAATGGTACACCTTGTCAGTGGGCTTGACACGCTCGTTCCAAGCCTTGATCATGGCCTCGTCCATTTCCTCAGGACTATCCCACGGACGTAATTTTGTAACACCATCGTTACGGGTAAATCGACACACACCGGCATGGCCAAAGTGTGTGTCACTAACTAAAAATGTAGCAGGCATATGCCCTCCTTAAACAGTTATCCAATCATCTGAGTCCTGGTATTCAATGCTTTCGCTACCGTCATACTCGGTTATCTTTATAAGTTGGCCTTGGTCAACCCAAATCACGGTTAGGTCTTTGAGACCACCTAGGTAAGCATCGGGCCACTTCACAAGTGCATAAGCCTGCATCTGTTCAACATCACCCTTGAGCACAAGATCTGCCATACCAGCGTCAAACAGCATATCAGAATATTTGCCGGTGTTCCAGGTTGACCAGCCGGCACCAAACCCTGGCGAACATAACACAGCAACCTTTCCGTCACGTATCAATTTGTTCATCGCCCCCAACCTATCTTTGTATTCCTTTAATCATTTTCATGATCGTAAGATTTTTTGTCACTGTCGTAAGTCCAGCCCAACTGCCGCATCAGCTTCTGCTTGACACGCAAATTTGGAATCCTGGTGCGCTCACAATCTTGGAAACCCATCATAACACCAACTTCTGCTACAGCACCTGAACGGCACAGTCCTGCCAAGCAATGCACCACCACGTTCATGCGCTGATTTAAGGCATGTTGCAATAGACGCACAATTTCTTCGGCTTGCTGATCCGAAATCTTGGCTTCTTCAGGGAAGCCATCTTTGTCTTCGGCATCAAGGAACTCAAAACGATGAGTTTCCTTAAAGTTGTGCGTGGACTCGGGCCACCAGCTAGGCGCAGGGTCCATGATCTGAATCAGCATGCTATTTTCGCCAGCTTCGTGGTGGTACCGCATGGGCACATCAGCAGCAGCTACGTTTTCAATCCAAGGCATAAAAAAATCTCCTAATGCACAATTATAGCACATCAGGAGATTCTGGTCAATACTACAAAAGTGTTACAGTGGTCTGCGTCGGCGCGGTGGGTTTATGTCTATTTCTTTGTAGAGATATTTTCTCCCAACAATCCCGGCCTCGATCTCCATTAGTGCTGTGACCACAGGCCCGCGTCGTGATGTTACTCGTGGTGCATCTCCTCGGCTGAGTTCTCGAGCCCTACGGCTAGCAATTAACACAAGGTCGTATCTGTTTTCTACCGCAGCTACTGCTTCTTCGCTGCTGAGGCCTAATCGGCGATCAGCTTCGTTCTGAGTTTTATTTAATAATTCCATTTGAATGTTGATCTTTCTTTTGTTCTAGGTCTTGAAACAGTCTACGCTCTTGAGCAGTAAGTCTGTCTTTTTTGTACCAGGCGTTGCGTCTAGGATTACCGCACAGTGCACACTTGGGGTTACCACAGTCCATAGCATGTTGCTTGGCTAGTCGATGCGGTTCTTTTATGGGCTTATCGTTAAATCCGATGCCATGCTGTCGAGCAATTTTAACCTGTCTAGCAATGGCAATGTCATCTTTGTGTCTGCGTCGACTGTTTTTAAATTTAGCAAATTCGTTAGCCATTATTCACCTCTACCTGATGTTTTTATTTACAAGTATGCAAGAATTATAGCAAAAAAATTATATTGTGTCAACTCATGAACTTAGTACACGCGACACACTAGTAATTACCGCAGCAATTCGTCCAATGTCACGAAGTTGTTCTACAGTATAGCCTTCTGCCTTCAGCGTTTCGTAGTGTGCTTTTACGCAGAAGTGGCACTTGCCCACAATTGATGCAGCCAGGCTGTAGGCTTCAAAGTTGGCCTTGGTAGTTCCACCGTGGCTGGCAATTGCATTCATACGCAACTGTGCTGGCAAGCCAGACAGTGCAGGATCATCAGCCATCTCAACATATGGGTACCAACTGTTTGTCATTGCCATCAGGCTTGCCGCCGTTAGAGCAGCGTCTGCTTCTTTGCGATCCGCTAGTACACTGTGAATCCAGGTCCACAGCTTGGTGTTACCTGTGGCAAATGCTGCACTCAGCGCCAGGGCTTCGGCTAACTCGGGCGTCAAGCTCGAACGTTTGATCACAGCGTCAATGTTGAGCTTGGTATCTTTGGCATAGTCAGGAATAGTTTCCTTGAGTTGGTCTACCCATGCTGTCATTTTGTTTTCTCCGCAATTGATTTATATCCTGCCCAGCTGGGGTGAATCTTGTCTGGTTGCCAACGGGTGTTTACAATCACAGTGTCTCCAAACTGGTCAGCCACACGGCGAACATGCTGCGCCGCTTCAAACTTGCTTTCACGATTGGGTTCAATCCAGAACACACGCTTGCCCTTGATCTTGGTTCGAATGTTCATGAGCATGCCGTAAGTATCGGCCTTTTCCCAGTCATTAGTACTCAGGCTGATGATCACGCTCACCGCTGACAAGTCTTGGTTGCCGTACCGCTTGTTCCAGCCCAAGGAAGTAATACCACTCTTGGCGTAGGCCACGCACTCAGGTCTGAACTGGTGTGTGCCTACTGCGATACTGTCTCCAATAATTAAGCAATCAAGCATGTTGGTTCTTAGCCCAGGGTAGAACCGCCAACAGTACGGTTGCAAGCACAGAGTTCACCTGTTTGCAATGCGTCCAATACACGAAGTGTTTCTTCAGGGCTACGACCAACGTTTAAGTTGTTGACAGTAACATGCTGAATAATGTTCTCCGGGTCAACAATGAATGTTGCACGAAGTGCGGCACCTGCTGGAGCATAGAACACGCCCAACTGTTCAATTAGACTAAGATTCTCATAAGTTCCATTATTGTATCGTTGTGTATCGGCAAACTGGTGATGTGTGATCTTCTTCAAGTCTGCGTGAGCCGTTTGCCAAGCCACTTTGCAGAACTCGTTGTCTGTCGAACCTGTTAATAGAACAGCGTCACGGTCAGCAAAATCACCAGCCAACTTGTCATACGCAACAATCTCTGTAGGACATACAAAAGTAAAGTCCTTGGGATAGTATACGATAATTTTCCATTTGCCTTCAAAGCTTTTCTCCGTGATGTCAAAAAATGCATCTTCTGGTTGTCCGGGACGAACGCCGGTGACCACGAATGCATCAAGTTTATCGCCAACTGTTTTCATGTTTTCTCCTGTGTAAATGAAATGTATTAGTGTTTACCACTAGCTTGTATTGTAATAGTATATAGCAATGAAATCAATGAATTTTTCAGTTTTTTTCAATGATTGTTTCAATGACGATAATTGAAAAAATCAATTGTGCGGCCAAAGAAAAACCCCCAAGCAGTCCCTTCAAGGCAACTGATGGGGGCCATGTTGTTGATTAGATCAAGCCTTCTGCGGTCAAGAAGTCCACGTCAGCAACATCGATCTCAGTGCGAACGTTGATTTCCAGCAGTTCGTCTTGCAGCTTCTGCTTGGCCTTCTTGGCAGCAGCAGCCTCTGTTCGGAAGCTCTTGAGATCTTCAGCAGTCAACACACTGGTATCAACTGTGGTTGCGTAACCGTAAATGCTACGGCGTGAGTCGTCTTTGCTTTCACGCAGTTTGTTCAGTTGGCCTGCAACCACAACTGCGTCTTCGCGAATCTTCTTGCTGGCCAAGCCATTGTAGAACTGCACTTGCTTTTCAAACTGAGCCACATCGGCCAATTTGATATCGACACCAGCAGCGGAGTTAGCAACACTCACTGACTTGCGGATCTCGTACATTGAGTCCATCAATCGGTCCCGGCGTGACAAGTTTGTTTTGAGCTCGGCAGCCACACGGGCAATTTCAGCTTCGCCGTTCTGGAATTCGTTGATCTTGACCTCAGTCTCGGTGCTGATATTCTTTACTGCCTCGCCAATGGCCAGTTGCAGTGCGTTTGCTTTGCGTAGAGTAATTTTCATTTGGTTGCCTTTCAATATTTAAGGTAGGGGTGGTAAGATAAAAGTCAAGTAACAGACAGTGCAAAATGCATTGACATCGGGTTGAAGGATGTCACTAGCAAAGAACAAAATTCAAAGCACAGGGGCCTGTGTATTTCTGATCATCAAATTGCAATGTATTATAGAATCAGAGCACACAAGCACGATCGTTGTCGAGACGATTGCCATTGTTAATTTCAGCTTTGTAGGCTGAGAGCTTGGCATGAAGCCAAACGGGTCTGTTCTCGTCTACTCTTACCTTACCGGCCAGTGTATTTCTACGCTGGCAAAAACTTATTATACACTAGACAGCATTACCTGCCTAGTGTTTTGGTCAAGCTGCTCTAAGACCTTTGAATCGGTCGGCAGCATAACTGGCAGCAAATGCGTATGGTTTCACAAACGGAACCACGTTGCAAGTGCCTTTGATATAGCCCACAGCCTGGCTGATAACACAGCTAGATCCATAGTGTTCGTCTGGGTTGATATCCAAGTGAACTTCGACTTGACGGTCTTCCAGAACTTCGGCTAGCTTGAGATACAGCTCGGAAACTTTATATACTTCGGTCATGAGTCGCATGGCAGGTTTGCCTGGCTTGG